GTAAAATAAGCTCATGTCAGTACGGCTGATCCTACTTGCCCCTGGAGACTTGATTGCGAGCATAACAGCGGAATTATCGAGACGACACATTGACTATAAATATGATGGGATCAACAATGAGTCAAGTGACGCGCGGAGCGCTGCGGAAAATCGAGAGGAGACTAGACGGAATAGAGAACTTCTTCGAGAACATACATCCGGAGGGGGAGGGGATGGCAGGGGAGATAGCGGAGAACGTTCCAGTGGAGGATCCGTTGGCGCTCGAAGTGCTGACAAGTCTGGAATGGGCGGTCGACCAGATGAAAGAGATGTGTCCAAGGATCATTCTAAACACCGGGATCAGAGTACTGGAAAAGAGACCGGAAACGCCAGTTCGAATGATTCACGTGCTAGCGGAGATCAGGTGGCGCCGCGTAATGTGGACGATGCTGTCGATATGGTTACGAAGGTGGATCAGGACGCCAGCCGGGGCGTATTTGCCCTCACAGAATCAATTGTGGGTGCGCTGCGCTCGCGCGGATCGTTTCATGTTCAGTTGCTTGGGGATTCGGAACCACGTGATGGAGATGTATGCTATCATGTCGGTGCGGCGGTGCTTAAAACTCTCGGATTGCCGTCGGCGGAGGCGCTTGCGCAGAAAGATGCGGAGACTCATTGGCGAAAGCAACTAGGAAAGCGGCTTTCTATTACCAAGATACATAGCCCCGCGATGCTAGAAAAACTCTTCCCTCTTGCCACTCCGGAGCGTCAGCACCGAACGCCGGTCGCTCTAGTTACGAATCTAAAGGAATATGTGCCTCGTGCTCACATCATTTTTACTGCGCCAACTGGGGATCGCACTTGGAAAGAACTGGCCCGAGAGGCGACGAAGCGTTCGAACATCCGTGCGTACGCGCATGATCCTTCCACTGGCCCAGCTAGTGACGCGCTGCTCGCCTTAATCGACGCTCTATAGGGGTAATACTGGAAGCGTCAGTACGTTCGGCTTATCTGCTAC